TAAAGAAACTATCAACCCTACTTTCACTTTTAAGCATAAAGTTAAGGTCAATCAAATTAGTAGCAATTTCATTATATTCAACAAAATTACCAAGAACGCTAATCTGACGTAATAACCAATCTGCTGTACGATTATTACGATTTTTGATATTATCTAATAATTCTTCAGTAGTTTGATAACCATATTTACCACTGATTTCATTAATACTTATATTCGGTAATTTATCTTTTAATTCATTAAGCTGTCCAACAGTAAGAGTTTTAGTTTTACTTTTACCACTTGCAACAGTCATTATAACATCATGAGATTCAACTGGAGTAATTTCTTTCTTAATAATTAAATCAGCATAAATCTTAGCAAGTTCTACACTATAATCAGAACGAATTGCTTCGACAGCATCAAGAATTGTAAAATTACCACGACTTAATGATTGAACTTCCATTCGATTAACTGCTTCAACAATAGCAGGTTGATGAATAAAAGCATCCTCATTAGTAAACCTATTAGCTTTACCATTATAAAGTTCAATAGTAACACCAGATGATATAGCACGAGCTACACTTAAAGTATGAACATTAAGATTAAATCCAAGTCCAGCTTTAAGAACATCAAGAATACCAGAAGTAAACTGATTCATTTGAAGTTCAACTCGCTCACCACTAATATCCAAATGTTCATTAAGTGCATCATTATTAATCCAAATATCATTAACCCAAAGAGCATTTTCTTTTGGCAATAATTGGATATTTTCAGCACCATATCGTTTAGCTAAAAACTCTTTATATTTACTTGTTAATCGAGGTACACCTTTATCACTTACAGTGTACATTTCACTTCTATCAGCAAAACCCTTAGGTATCGGTAAAGAATTAAGACTAATCTTACGACGAATACCTTTAAGTAATCTACCATGTAAAGTAGAAATTGTTGCAATTAAAGTATCGAAATTAACAGAATGACCTTTAAGAACTGTTGAACCCATACTCATGTTATTAAGAGTAATCTTATCCATAAGATTATTAGGATTCAAAGTTTTAAGAGTATAATTCCAAAGAGCATTATCACGGTCAGATACAGCTTGAATTTCAGCCATACCATTGGGTTTATTTACTTCTTCAGCATGATTTGGATTAGAAAGAACAGCTGTAATAATATCAATCAAATGATTATCACGAGCTTCTCTACTATTCAATTCATAAATACTCTCGTTTTGAACAAAGTCTTTTGTAAAAGCATTAAATGCTTTATCAATATTACTTTGAATAGCACTTAAATAAGGAACAATAGTTTTATCAGTATCCTCAACAAGATATTGAAATTTTGATTTGATAGTATCAAAATTACTAATTGTATCAGGAGAAATATTAATAGTAGCTAACTGACTATTAACATTCTTAACAAACTTAATTAAATCATTAATTGCTTTATGAGCACGAATTAATAAATCCGAAGTATAAGCACGTTGAGTTTGAGTGTAATTACCAAAATCTTCAGTAACACCATCTCGCTTATTAGCAAGATATTCTCGAACTAAACTATTTACATCACCGTAATTCTTTGCAAATCCATACTGTAAATTATGCAGAATAGATTTAAGAATCTTGGTATATTCTGGATTACTTTTAACATCTTGTAAATCCTCTTTAATTAATTCAATTATATTATTAAGAGGAGATTGATTTGCATTAGTAGGTACTAAATTAGGATTATAATACCGGCTAATCCACTTAACAATAGCATTAAAATTATGACTTGTTAAATTAGTAAATTCTTGTGGAGTAGTGGCTAATTCGATATACTTTTGCTTAAATATCGACCGTGTGAATTTACCCCCTATTTGGGCCTGCGAGGCATCAAATTTCGACTTAAATTCGACAGGTATATATTTGTCTTGCTCAAAAATTACATTGCGATAGTAAGCGTAAATTGAGTCAATATCAAAGTCCCAGCCAGTACGAGTAATAAGACTTTGTGGAAATATAGCTTGTGTAGCATTATTATTAAGAAAACCAACAACTTCAAATACAACCATTGATTGTTTACCCTCGGTAGGAATACGAATACCTATCATTCGACGAGCTTCAACATCAAGTTTGTCAATATCAACAGTTATAATATCCTTAGTTGTACCATCTTCATTAGTAATAGTTTTAACAGTACCAATATTTTTATAGAAATCCATTTTCCACGGATTAACTATAACTTCTGCATAATGATAATTTCCATCCTCACGATATTCAGCTTGTAATTCAAGACTTCTACCAGTTCGTTTACATTCTTCAATGAAACTCGAAGCATATGTAATAGAACCATTAGCAACAAGTTCATCAATAGTTTTATTGTAAAGTTCTTTATCAGAATAGAACTCATTATGTTTGATTAACTCATTACTTGCAGTAAATATATCTGCTCGAATAGGAGCATGAAATCCGGGAAGATATTTATTAATAACTTGTTTACTTAACATAGAAGCCAGTATCTTCTCTAACTTACCTTTAATAACAGGATAAGATAAAGGCATAGTCGGAAAACCATCTTCTTTAATTTCAAGAGCTTTTCGAATAGTTATAGCATCAACATCATCCGATATAATTTCTTGAAAACGATTAACAAGTTTATTTATATCAATTTGAATAGCACCGCGAGCATCAGTTCGAATTTCACCGTTTTCATCAATACCACCAATATCGTAAAGTAATTGCATAGCATCTTCACGAATATTAGTAGCTAATGTTTTTTGAAATTCATCAAACAGTTCTTTACCAGTAATATTTTTACCGTCTAATTCATAAATAGCATTATTCCAATCAAGACCTTCCATAATCTGCTTAACTAACTGACCACCTAAAATAGTAGTTTCATCAAGCAAATCAGCTTTAATATCTTGTTGAATAACAAAATCACTATCTCGCATATAAAGAATAGACCTATCATCTACTCGATTTAATGCCTCAATATCAAGACCACCTTGGTCATTATGAATTTTAACTGGTGTAATACCAGATACTTTAACAGCAGAAATAGGACTAACTTGGTCAATATTATTTTGAATCATCCAATCATATAATTGACCAATAGCACTACCTCGTGTCATACTTTCAAAAAGAACAACAGTTGAGTCTTTTATTTGAACACTATCTACTTCATCAGCAAATATATCAATTTCATTACCAGTTACAGCCGAAGCATGATAAAAATCACCACGGCGACGACGAGTTGTACCAAACAATTTAACTTGTTCTACAACCTTAGCGTAAGATGTAGGATTAAATGTTTTAGTCGGGTCTTGTAAATCAGTAATATATTGATACAAAGGTTCGCTCGGATTCCAACGACCAGTAGCTTTCAAAAGTTTGATAAGACCTACATCAGTCATAATAGACTGAGAGTCATTAATAGTAGCAGTAGCACGATAAGCATCCAAAATAGCTTCATTTTGAATACCCATTTTATCAAGAATATTACTATTGAAATTCATATCTTCCATAACAACAACTTTACGAGGAGTATCGTTATGAATTGAATCAATAGAATTAAGACCATTCTTAATAACTTGTGCTACACGCTTATTGAGGTCTACTGTATCTTTATATTCTTCAATATCACCATTAAATATAGCGTTCATACTATGATTATAGATAGTATGATTAAGTAATACTTTAAGTAAACTTAATCGAACACCATCATTATCCATAATATCGTAAGTAGCAAGAACGTGCTGACGAGCGCTATTTAACAGACTTTCTTTCTTTAATGTAGGGATAGTATCAAGAGTATATTCTTTACCATCAGCTTTGCGACGTTTAATCCAATCATTAGCTTTCTGATTATATACTTCTTGAACTAAATCTGCTAAATAACTATCGAAAGTAGTAACGACACTTGTATCAGTTTTGATATTAGTATCGTAAATACTTTTAGCAATATTTTCAAAACTATCAACACCAGTTGTAGCATTCCAACGAATGTAAGCAGTTACGAAATCACGAATATTACCAGTATTAGCAACAAGATTTTCATCGTAAGGTTCATTACGAACTTGTGCAATCATATTACGATAAACTTCTGTAACATCTACATTATTTATCTTTGCAATATGAGCAGGTAATGTGATATTCTTACCATTCTCAATATAAGTAATATTCAAGAACTGAAACGCCTTACCAGTCGGAATACTTTTTGCATCATAAATAGCTCTACCATTCCAATACTTTCGATTATGACGAGTTTTCATTTGAGCAAGATTCTCGTCGCTATTATCTCTTAATTGGAATATAATTTGTCCAAAAGTATTAAACTTAAAGACATCACTATTTACAATCTTTTCGATAGAATGAAAAATATTAGATTCTTCATTTATCGGATTATCTGTTATACGAACAAACTTATTTCGTGCAACAAGATTATCTAAATATTCAGTTACATAAGAATATATACGAGGAGCATGAGTAGCTAACCTACTACTAATACCATTCATCGGAAGATAAATATTTAATCCACGAGAAATAGCATCATTAATAAAAGGAACTACTCGACTTTCAAAATCTTTTACATAAGCATCATAATCTTCATCAGTAAAATAATCTGTAGTAGTAGGTTTATTCGGAGTAATATTTTCACCCTTAAAACCATCAATTTCGATAGTATTTTTAAGACCTCGAATAGATTCTTGTCCAGATGTTGCTGGAACACCTATCGCACGACTTTTAGTATTACCTGAGAAGATAAACACTGATTTAGGATGTGCTGCAACAGCTGCAGGTGTATAATTAGAACCAAAAGTCTTAACGTGAATTGAAGTACGAGGTTTAGAAGAATCTTTAATAAATAAATCATCAACTTCCAGTCGTTTCGTAGTCATCATATAACTACGAGGACTATCAGATGTTAAGAATATATATTGACCAAGCATATTAAGAATAACCTCGGTATATGTATAAAGAGCACCTTGTACTTCACGATATTTCAGACCTTTGTTTCCAATCTTAACACCATTAAATGCAGATAGTGCAAATTGATAACGACGTTCAACATCAGAAATAAATGCAGGATTTACTTCGTATTCACCAATACTATTTTTAGTGAATATACCAAGACCAGTCTTTTCGTCATAAATAAGAATATTATCTTCTGCACCCGGAGTAGTTAAAGTTGGGTCATTAAGATAATCCTTAAATATGTGTTTAATATATTCAGTATTTACACCAGTACGAGTAACAAATCCACGAAGGAACTTTGTAAGCATACTGTCATACTGAGGTGAATAATTAAGTTTACCTTGAACATCAAGATAACTCATATTCGTAAAACTGTTAAAATCATAAGTAGCAATTTGTGCTAATGAATATAAATATCCATTAATATTATGTGTAGGAATCTCTTTGCCACGATATGTATTAACACGATGTTTAGTATCGTTAACTACATTTTCAAGAAGAGAATTAACTCTTGAATATACTTCATTTGCATTATCATTTGCATTATAATATTGAGTAAGAGCATCACGAGTAATTGCTAATCCTAAGTAATTAATTACAGACATCTGTTTATCTAACAGAGCTGCTTTATCAATCTTACTACGTCTTGAAATAGGTTCAAAAATACGTTTAGATTTAGGATTAGTATAAAGTGCATCATTCAGATTATTATACAATCCAAATTCAATATTTGTACTTAAAACACTTTCAAATCTATCAATATATGTTTTAACACCAAATGATTCTCGATTATTCTGATAAATCGTAGCATTATTACCACCTTCTAATGCCATAATATTTACAGGAATAACAGCAAGTTTAATTCCAGAAATATAAGCATTTACAAAAGAATTATCATAATCAGAAGCAGCAGAACCATCATCTTCAAATACTCGTTGGAATATTTCAAGAATAGGAATAAACTCATCATTTATAGCTGCAAGTTGTTGCAATCTATTATATACATCTTGAGGTTGAATATCGTAAAGATGTGCCTCAATAAGTTTATTCCATAAAACATTAATATCAATAGGAGCAGGAATGTATGCTTTATTAGCAGTTCTATTTTTGAAATTACTCGAACCTACAAGAAGAGCTATTTGAGCTTTAACATGAGATGCTAACGTATTCTTTCTATCAATACGTTCTTTTTGTAAATCATCCCACATTACTTCAATATCTTCAATAGCATCACGTTGTCCTTCTTCTGTACTTTCATTATCGACAATCCGATTATTCTGATAAGCACGCTTACGATTAATACCATAGTTCTTATCAATATAATCAAGAAAATAATTAAAGATTTGACTATTACCTTTATTCAAATCAGTAAGTACATTTGCTACAAAAATATCGTTAAATCTTGTAGGAATAAAATTAGGTCGAGCTTTATACTCTTCAAGTTCTTTATTAAACTCAGCAAGAATTAAAGCCTTAAATCCACTACGAGAAACATCTCGATAATTAGCTCCAAAACGAGCTTGTCTTTGTTCCGCAGTAAGACCTTTTAACTTAAAGTAAGCAGCAGTTAAAACATGAGCCATATAGGCATAATCCATCTCATCAAATGTAGCAGTATTTACAATAGACGGATTAAAAGCGTGTTTAATATCAAGACCTAATGCGTTACCAAGAGATTCAAAATCTTTACGAATATCTTCACTATAAGTTTCATCTGTCGAAAGAGCAGCTAATACAGATTCTAATTTAAGTTCACCACTTGTATAAACGGGATAACCCGTAGCTCCATAAGGAGTACGGGCATCCGCTTCTGCATATAAAAACGCTGTAAGAATACGACGCTTAAAAGCATTCTCTAATGATACATCAGCATTATCTTCAGCATAACCTCGAATATTATTATAATCTTTAATAGTAGGTAAAACACCTTTTTCCATTAAAGATGTAATAATATCTTCAATAGGTTTAGTCTTAAAAGACTTCATTTGATGATAAAGACCAGATTTCTCAAGTCTTCCATCAACAGTTAAACGATAAGGTTCAGGACTACATTGTGCATTCATAAACTAACAAATTTTGTTATTATTGTCATCAATATATTTATCAATAAATTCGATTACATATCCACCGTTTGAAGATACAACATTTTTCTGATTATTCAAAACATTTTCAGAACTATTTGAAAAAACCTGACCAGTGGGCGTCAAACCCACTCCCCCACCGGGTATCACTATGTTCGGGCCAATATCAGAAACATCAATACTATTAAGTGTTTCAGAATTATTGTCATCAAACGTAATTTCGCTGTCATCATCAAGAAAATCTAATTCAGCTTGAGCTACTCTTTGATTTTCTGTCAGAGGTACATCAGGTGTTTTAATAGGTTCCGTAACTGATAAATTATAATGTGTTGCATCATTTGTAACATTAGTTTGATTAGTTGTAACTGAGGTTGGCTCCGCTGCTGGGCTTCGCCCAGCGCTCCGCTCCCCGGTGGGAGAGGAGGTTGCACGCCCACTGGTCGGACTTTTTGCGCGTCGGCTGTTCACACTATCCAAACTATTAATTACTATATTTCGTACATTATTAAGTAAACTATTATCTGTAATTGTATCTATACCAATAACAGAAAGAATTGCATCAATAATTTTATTCCAAAGACTTTTACGTTTCTTAATCTTCGGAGCTTCTTCTACAATAATCCTATTTGCCAAATTAGCAAACTGTTTATTTGTAAAAGCATAAGTAACTATTTCAGCAGGAGTTTCACTTAATATTTTAAGATATGTACGAAGATAACCAAGTTCAAGTTCAGTTAAATCGCTCTTATATTTAGCATTAAATTCTTTAGCGTCAACCTTAAATGCGGTATCATTAATATCACTAATTAAGGTAGCAAGTTTATCATATAATTCTTTAGAATTAGTTTGTTGTTCAAAATACTTATGAAGAGATTCATGAGTAATATTAACACCTAAATCAGTAGCAGTAAAATCACGTTTAGTAAGTTTATTGCTATTGATAACGATAGTTTCAGTACTTTTATCATATTGAGCAATTATGAAATCTTGTTTATTTGATAGTTTCTTAATACTGAAATTAGTTTTACCATCAGCATAAATTCTATCATATAATTCAGTGATTCTGTTAGCAACATCTTCAGATACAAAATCAGGTATAACACCTAATACTCTAAGACCTGCTACTTTATCATCTGTAATATTAATAAGTTTTTGATACCAGTTTGTTTTAGTATCACTTGTCATTGAACTTAATGTTGTAATTGCTTTAACAGCAAATTCTTTCGTCATATCTTCTGATTCTCGAATAGGATTATCAGAACTTTCAGATTTAAGTTCAAAGAACATTGCAGGTTGAATAGAATCAATAGTATAATTGGTAACAACATTACCATTAGTATCTCTAATTCCAATAACACTTGTTGTTAAAGCGCCGGTGTCAAGAATAAAATCTTGCATCGAATCAAATGTTGAAGAAACAGATTTATCAACGATACCTTGTTGTTTAGCCCAATCAAGTATTTTAGATTTATATTGACCTTTAACTGCTGCATAACCATCATCTGTTTTAACACCATAAGTATAATGGTCGCCTTGCAATGCAGTAGTAACACTACGTTGCATATTACCATACAGTTTACGGAATAGATTATGATTAAGTAAATCAGTTAAATCTTTACCAGTAATACCTCTTGCTTGCAAATCAATTACAGCGTAAGTTCCTTTGTTAGATTTACTCTTTTCAATAATACCATTTAATTGAGCAAGTTCTCGTGCTGTAAAAGGACTCTTAGCAATACGAACTTTTGAAGTAGTTCTATTAACTGGAATTATTCTACGACTTAATCGAAGTTTAACAGGAGTAAATTTATCACCAGATTTAGTATATTCAATACTAATTCTATTGATATAACTTATTCCATTTCCAAGTATATTCTTTTTACGAACAACTGTTTGGAAATCTAAATGTTTAATATAACGAGTTTTTCCAGTAGCAGGGTCTGTATTTTCATAAAGAGAACTGATATTAAACCATTCAGCTCCCGGAACTCCACGATTATAACTTGTAATAATAGCTTCTGACAAAGGAGCTAATCGACTACGAATATTAGCATTGTGAGCTTTAGTTCGAGTCTTATTAGTATCATCTACAAGAGTATACAGACCAGATTTAGCATCAGTCGGAAGAAATGTAAACGTAGCATCTGAAATAATATCACTCATAGTTTGAGTAACAAATTCCATAGCAGCTATATTAAACGGTGTATCTGCAACATCACTTGCTAAATTACCACGATGTAACGGAACATAACTTTTTCCATTTTCACCAGCATTAGCTTGAATTTCAGCATACATTTGGAAATGCCTATCAGATGAAGTAATTTTATCTTCAATAATAGGATTATTAAATGCAGTGTCAGTAGTAAGTGATGAAACTAACATTAAACCATCAGCATCAGGCTGACGTTGAATAATATTAACAGCAGGTTTACCATTAACTGTAACAGTACGTTGCATCTCTTCATTTACATTAGCTCGATAACCACTTGAATCGGCAAATGTAATAGGAGATTTATTAATACCTTTTAATACTAAAATTGCAGAACCTTTTTCTTTAATTTCAGTAATAAGTTTTTGACTTTGAATAAAGTCATTTCCAAGTTTGGTATTTAGATTCTGATAAGCGTTCTTGATTCTAAGTCCATAACGAATATAATCATTAAGATTTTTAAGTCTTACGTTATAGAACATAGGACTAATAAGATAATAAACCTTATTTAAGTCAAGAGCTTCAATATCAAATGCTTCAGGACTAACACCTTCGACTTCAGTATTATATTGGATAGCTCCAATGAAAGCATTGATTATTTCAGAATGTTCAGTTTTTGATGTATTACCATATTTATCTAATTCTTTAATAATTGATTTCAGTTTTGAAACAACTGAATCAGATGTTTGTTGTTCACGAGTTAAGGCTTCAGTATATACTTTATAAAACTCTTTTGTTAAGTTAAATATTGTATCACTTCCACCAGCTTTTCGAATAATAGTATCTACAAATTTAGATGTTCCATAAGAATTACCAAAAGCAGAATCATATTGATTAACTCCACTTTCATCAATTCTACCTAATTGGATTCCATGATAAGTTTCACTATCACCTAAACCAATTCGTTCAATTAATAGTTTTTTACCATTTACATCTAAATTAACATCAACATTACCATCTTTATAAGTAACTTCAAATTCTTGACCTTCGTGTAAAGTTCTTAAAGCATCAAATAATTCAGTAGCCTTGAATTTAACACCATTAACTGTAATGTTGTTTTTAATAACACGAGTTTTAGGATTATAATATTCAGGACTTGTGATAATCTTATAAACTTCAGGTGTAAGACGACGTAAACCTTTGAAACCATTAGTTTCAAATTCACGTTGAATATGAGTTTTGAAGAAATCACTTAAAAACTTACCACGAAGATTTAAGTTACTATCAAGATAAGCACCGTCTGTTGTTTGAATCGGATTAGCAATTCGTTTATTAATAATATCAAACAAACGTTTAAGAGCATCGAGTTGTTCTTGTGGAACACCATTCTTACTCATTTGCTGATATATTGTATTAACATTTACATCATTTTTGAAATATTTAAGTGCATACCAGATAGGTTCATAATATTTGATAACATCATTACGACCATCTGTTTGCTGATATATAGAATCAAGAATATCTTCGTAAGTATAAACATGATTATCAGTAAATATCTGACGACCATCGAGTTTTACAATAGTATTTTCAATAGCATCAAGAGCATTACGCATTGAATCACTAATATAATAACGATAGTCATTAGTATTAAACTCATCTCTTGATTCAGTATCATCTATAAAGTCAGAAACACTGTTAGCAAGTACATCAAGACTATTAAGAATAGATACATCATCATTCAATTCAGTACCACTTTCAAAATTATAATATCTCGAAAGAATAGAATAAGCCATTCGAGCATTTCTTAATAAATCAAGAACATTACTTTGACGAACAGCAGTAATAATATCTACTCCAGTAAGATTCAAAGCATCAACATCAGATACCAGATAAGGTTGAATTGATTGAGCTAATGTATGAAGTCTTGTACGAGCCGGAAGATTAGGAATAGCGCCATAATCTAAAAACTCTTTTGCTAAATTATTTACGGCAGTAGCAAATTCCATAATTTTAGAAGTTTGACTACCAAAGCCATCATCATTTACAATAGCATCATGTAACGGACTATCTTCATCTTGTCTAATAGCACGAATTTTACTAATAAACCTATTCATCACACTGTTGATATATGCGATATTAGTTTTGTAAAATTCAGTTGTACTTTTAGCTACTTCATTAATAATACTATTTTTGAATAAAGTTATCTTATGATAGAAATTTGAATATCTAACAGTATCAAAATTACTATTAAGATTTTCAAATTTGATTTGAGTAAGACCTTCGATTTGTGCTCGAATTATATTATGGTCTACATTAATATTCTTAAGAGTTAATTTACCATCAGTAATAGTATAATTATTGTTAAGAATATTAGCAACGTTAGCAATATAATCAGCAATAGCTTCACGCATCTTAGCGTTTTCTTCTTCACGATAACCAACTATATCACCACCATAAAGATTCCAAATCCAATCTTTGAAAAGATTAGATTTAAGATTGTTTGCAATACGAATATTACTATCTGATAATAACTGTTTTACACGATTAGCTTTTTCTAAATTCTCATTACTAATTTCAGTAGGTTGATATTCATTTATCCAACCAATAAAATTACCAATAATATTAGTTCGTAACGTATTAAGTTCAGTATTATCAATAGGAGATAATAGTGTTTTATAAATATCACTATTAGAATCAGATAATTCTTTATGCAGATTTATGATAGTATCTAAATAATGATTCTCAAATTCATCTGCTGAAAGTTTATCTTGAATACTATAAAGTGTTTTATAAATAGCATCAAACTTAGTTTGAATTTCATTTCGAATTTCAGTAATATCCATACCTGCAAGTTCTTTTGCAGAATATGTATCTTCTTTACCAGTCGCATCATCTTTTATAGTAACCATTATAGCACTAAAATCGGTTTCGTCGTCGGTTACAACCTCGATTCTTTGCACGGTTTTGGGCGATTCTGCGACATTAAATTTTGAGCCTACCGAATATACCTTATTTTTAATATCGACGGTATTTGGGGCCTCGCTGTCATCGAGAGAGTACGAAATCCCGTTACTGTCTGTCAGCACCTCGGTAGTAACATTTTCGGGTTCTTGACTTGCTTCTTGATTAGTAGTTTCAGTAGTTTCTTCTACTTTATCTTTAGCTTTTTCAATCTCTTCTTGTTTATCATAAACTTCTTTAAGTAACTTACTTCGTTCAGCCATAATCTCATCTCGATTATTAACATTTTCTTCGAGAGCCATTACAGCCATACTCAGTTGAGTTCTAGCTTCTTCAAGAGATTTATATGTTTGATTATTGTTATTACGAGTTTCACGCAAACGTTTTGCAGCTTCATTATATTCAGCTACATTGTTATTTTCACGTTCACTCTGTTCTGCAATATCAGTATTAATTCTATTAAGTCTTGTATTGTAATCAGCTAAATCATTTTCAAATAATTCAATCTTCCTACGAGTATCAGCAATCTCTCCATTATGAATAGCAAGTTCTTGCTCATATTGGAGTTTACCAACTTCTAATTCTACAATAGCCTGACGAGCATTTGCAATTTGTTGTTGTAGACTTAAAATAGATTTCTTACTATTTTTAATTTCAAGAAGATAAGGTTTACGAGCTTTACGATTAGGTTGTTTTGTACTGATAGCACCTTGATTAGCAATATAAGTATTTAATTCATCAATTTGAGATTGCAAACCATTGATTGTATCTTCAATAGTTTTAATCTTATTTACTAATCGAGTACGTTTACTTTTAAGTGTACTAATCGCTTTGTTACGAGTTTTATCTTCAAGCTGAGTTTTATAATCTTCAATAACTTTTTGCAGTTCTTCACGTTCTTGTTCAAGAACAATCTTTTCTACATTTAAGCTATGAAGTTTACTATCAATAGCTTTAAGAGCTTCATCTCGTTGCTTACGAAGATTAGACGCTTCAATATCGAAAGTTTGAATATCAGTATCAACAATAGCTAATTGACGACGATAATAGTCAAGTAAATAATCATCAGTTGATGCCTGAACTTTAAGAACATTGTCGAAAGGATTACCCCAACTTAAACCCATATTACGAGCATGAATATCTCGCATAATAGTAAATTCTCTACGAAGAGCATCTACGACAGGTCGTTTGTTAGCACCATAAACTTCTTCAAGTTGAGCATCTGATAATTTACTTAATTCATCAAAATATTCAACAGCATAATTGAATCCATTAGCAGAACCAATTCTACCCATAATACCAACAAGTAAACTTGAAGCAGGGTCAGTAATAGCTCTATTAACTTTCGGAGTACCATCACTATTCATAACTTGATTACCAGCTTCATCTAAAACTGGTGTTTCAGTTACTTTAATATTCATATCACCGTCAAAATCAGCAATAGCTGCGGCGGTATCTTGAATACCATTTATGATGTTAGTAGCTCGTTTATTTTCAGCTTCTTGTTGAGCTTTACCATTAAGTATTCGTGTAATACCACTACGTCCAGCAAACATTACACCACCACCGATAGCACCCCAAATAAAACTATCCCATGAAGAAGCTTGTTCAACAAGTCTTCCCATACGAGCTAACGGAGTTAAATCAGCAGTTTCATCTTCAATTCCAAGTTCTTTTTTTGCAGCAATGACACCTTCATTAAGTGCCATATCAACTCGCATTTCTTCAAGACCTTCAGATAAAGCAACAGAAAAGAAATCTTTTGTTTTACGAAGTCCAACACTTAGAATGAGTTTGCGATTAAGTTTAGATGTTTCACTATCTAAAACAAAAGTCTTACCTTGTTGTGCAAGACCTTTTATATTACTTCTTAAACCTTTTTCAATAGAAATACTATTAACTGGAGCTTCTTTAATACCACGAAGCATACTATTGAGTTCAATAGCATTAAATAATACTCCATAAGCCCAAGCATCATTGTAACTTTCAGAAGCATAAACAGATGCAAACTTACGAGCATCATCTTCACTGAAACCTAAATCGAGAGCATATTGATATTGTTCATCATAACCACGAACAATTTCTTCCATACTATCAAGATGTGCTCCATATAAAGTACCGATTATCTGTTGAGTATAAGGGTTTTGTAATGCACGACCTGCTTTATTCAATGTAGAACCTAAACGACCAACACCGTTAATCATTGTTCCTAATTTACCAACAGCTTGTAAAGCTCGCATTTGTCCAATAACAGGAAGCATAGATGCGGCCGCAGAACCTACGGTAGGAAACATACTTGCCCACCAAGTAGCATCACCCATACTACCAGCAAAACCACCTTTTTGAGCTTGTTCTGTTTGATAAATAGGCATTGTTTTACGACCCCAATTTTCAATATCTTTACCTATTCTCTGCCATTCAGAACCAAGACCTTCGTTAATAGCTTTGTCCCATTTATATTTGGCATTATCATCCCATATTTGACTAATAGCACGATATGTAGTAGGAAAGAAATTAAGAATACTACCAATACCAGTAATAGTACCACCAAGAATAGTAGTTCCTAATTGACCAATAGCATTTTTAGTTAAATACCAACCACTTTGATTTTGTGCTCTATTTTCATTAAGAACACTTAAATCAAGATTAGGATTAACTTGACCTTTACCTAATATATCTTCGTATTCAGAAATATTAAATTTTCTAATTGCTGATAATTTTGCACCATGAGCACGTTCAGGCTCCGGCATACTATACGGTAAAATAGGAGTAGCTCCTACTCCCTGAATTTGTGTTTCAGAAGGAGTAAGAGCTTTTGAACCTGTAATAGGAATCTTAATATCTGTTAAATTTGGCATAGTTTAATATCCTATATTAGCATTGTTTATTTTATTTATTTGAATAGCTTCAGCGGCTTCTTGCATATCAAGAATAATTCCATACTGAGTTAAAATATATTCTGTGATAGGCTTTAATGCTTCATTTATACTTTCATAATATTCAATATTATTAGGAGTCATGCCTTTAATTGTATAAAGACTATTAGGAATTATGTTATATCCAAACTCTCCATAATGAACAGAACCATCAGGATATTTCAATCCACTAATATCTTTTATATAATAACCTTGTGTTGTTCTACCAATCTCAACCTTACGACTATTACCGTCAATACTATTATAGAAAGGTTCGTGAATATTTAAATCATATTCAACTTTACCTAAATCATCAACAGTTCTTTGAAGGTCTGCGATGTTTGCAACAGCAGGACTATTATTAGCACCAGTAGTATTGAAATCAATAAATCCCGAAGCGTATTGAGATTCAATCATTCCAGCACTACGTTGTAAACCTTCACCACCAATTTTAGCATAAGGTTTAATGTTACGGTAATTGTCAAGAATTTGACGAGCAATAGTAGACGGGTCTACTTGTTCAGAAAAAATAATATTACCACGAGCAGCACCAGTTTCATCAAAAAGAGTAATTGCATATTCATTACGGCCTTCACGAGCTGCAATTCCATTAGCGATCGGACTAACCTCAGTCTTATAAATATCATAATCAAGACCAAGTTCTTTACCCGAAAGAGGTTTAGAATTTTTAGTAGCATTACTCTGACGAGTTATACTTGTACCTTTTGAATTAGTAGTAGTCGAAGTAGGAAACGCATCAAAATTCATATACTTAGCTAATTGCATTCCGGTAAGACCAGTACCTTTTCCAGATGGAGTTTGAACAACACTAATATTACCAGCACCTTTTTTCCAATTTACCATAGCAGCTGCCATGTAATTTTGTTGGAATCTTGAAGGATTAGCAATAATATCACGAGTTGCTGTAAATTCAAGAGGTGCATCAGCAATAGCTTTACGATAACGATTTGAAACATTATCTGCTGCATTAGACAGAGTAGATTCAAACTCTTCTTTTGTCATAATATTATCTCGGCTTATAGCAATATCGCCATCAGCAGTTTTATAATAAAAACCACCATCTGGTGTTACATGAATACTACCTGTTTTTTCATTTCTATTATAATTATTATTTATAAAATCAAGATATGCTTCATAACTTGAAATACGATTATCAAGAATTAATTTAGCTTGAGGGTCAGCTACTTTGTACCAACCTAATAAACCAGATAATTTATCTCGATGTTCTTTCCAAGTATCAAATACAGAATTAAGCTGAATTTCGTCAGAACGAAGTTTAGCTTGAAGATTATTATAATTACGTTGAGCAGTCTGAACTTGTAAAAGCTTACCTTTGAGATTAGCTGCTGTTTCTTCGTCAAGACCTGCTGAATCAACCAATCTTTCAGCAGTAGAAATATTAAGTGTTTTAACAATATTACCATCTCCCGGATTAAGACCTAAAATTCCAAGTTCATCAGATGTAAATATCTGATTCATAGAATTTGAAAGTTTAGTCATTTGGTCAGTAATTTCATTACGACGATTAATATTTTCTGCAACACTATCACCAGTAACTTCAAAACCACTTAATGTATCAAGATACGGAGCATATTGTTGAAGAGTTTCAAGTTCTTTTTGCTTACCTTTTGCACGAGCTTTAACATAAGCTGTATAACCGGGATTAGCAATTAAATCAACCGTAGTTTTAATATCTTGATAAGAATATAAACCTGCGGCAGCACCAGCTAAACTTTGAATATTATTGTTAATAAATTGACCAGATAAAACACTTTGTGTAAAAGCGGTTCTATCAAGATTCTCAATATCATCAGTAGCTCCAAGTACACCCTTAGCGTAACTTTCAAACATTTTATCTACATAATTCTGTAAACCAGCTTGAATAAGTTCAGGTGGAACTTGAGCTTTGTTCTGTAATATATCAAGAACATTAACTCCATATTCCTTATTAACAGTATCTAACAAAGTTTTAACTTCAGTAGGTAATTTAGAATTAACAGTAAACTTACCGTCTTTTGTAGGAGCACCAAGTTCATTTATGTTAATACCTAATCCATTAAGAGCAAACATTGTAGGATTGCCAGCAAATAAAGGAGCATAATCTCCTAATTCGTAATCTCTTAAATGTCCACCAGCAGAACTATCATCTTTTACAAATCGAATAAGAGCATCTTGATTCTGCCAAACAGTAGTAAGATAATTAGTATAATCAGGATTAGATTTGAGTAATGACATAGCATAACTCATAATCTCTTGTTCTGTGATACCTTCTCTTTCACTACCAGTTTTAACAAAGTGACTTGCTAACTTTTCACCATCGAAACCTGTTGCAACATCTAATCCATACTGACGTATCATATCAGGATTAGTAACAAGATTTTCAAATGATACTTTATCAGCTTTAGCTTTTGAAAGAATATCAAATACGTCTTTTTGATATTTATTTACATCGAACTTTTTACCGATTTGAACTCCGTTAAAACCACCGCTTACAACAGTATTAGTTTCTGCATCATAAATAATATCAGAAGATTGTAAACGACTACGAAGCAAGAAAGCATTTTGATTTTGAGTATCCCAATCACTCTTTTTCAAATCTTCCATATACTGCTGTTCCAAAGCATAATCAGCTTGAACAGCTTTAAGACCTTCATTGGTCAGAATATTCTCAGTTTGCTTATAAATATAATCATCTGCTGCAAACCAATTATCTTGTTCCTTAAATTCATTAGCACCTTCAACAATCTTAGCTCTTTCAGAATCAAGGACTTTTTGTCCACGAGAAGTTGCTTTAATTTGACTTAAAGGATTAGCAATTCTGTTAATATAAGCTTCACGATTTTGGTAATACTTTTGGTTCAAAGCATTTCCAACAGCAGCATATACACTTCCATAATCTTGTAATTGTGGAGTTTTTAATGTATTAGTATCGTATCGACCTATTGCAATTTCTGCCATAATTTTATAATGATTAGTTTGTAAATTAGTTGTAATTCGTATGGCTCCGCCTGCTGGGCTTCGCCCAGCGGCTCCGCTCCCCGGTGGGGCAGGAGGTTGCACGCCCACTTGTCGCGCGTGTTTGTACCACTATTTGTATCATTACAAATATACAAAAAATCGTGAATATCGGACTATCCTATAAAAGAATAATCCGATATATCACGCACTACATTAAGCTCTTTTACGTCTTGCAAGACCACCGCAAGCAAAACCACTTCTCATGTGATTAATTACTCCACGAGGCCATAACTTTTCATATAAGCGGGCACTTGCATAATTATTAACTGCTCCAGCAAGACCTTCAATTCCTTGTAACATTCCTTGTAATCCTTGCGTTCTGACTGCCATTAACTGTTGATTCAAGCCGACAGCTTTGTTATATTCATTAATAGCGTCTTGATACATAATTTGACTATTAGCATTTCGAGCATTAACTCGTTCTTGCCTATTCAAATCATATCTTTGACGTTGATAATCTTTCTTAGCTCCATACAATTTATTTCGAGCAAGTTGAGCATTAATTGCAAGATTTGCTACACTATTTCGAGCAGTTTGAACATTACTTGTGTTATCAGTAATATATCGAGCAGCTCTACGTTCTTGTGTGCCAAGTTCTTGTAATTCCTCACTAATATCATAATCTGTACTATATTGGACAGCATCTACTTTATTACCTTTCGTAACATGAAGTGTAGATTCAAATTCAATAGCCTTTCGATTAGCACGAGTATTAAGAGCGTTACCTACAATTCCAAACAGTGAACTTGCAAGATTCATACCAAGTCCAAATTCATTAAATCCGAACTTAAATGCAGAACCACCGCCAGCACTTGCAGTAGTTTGAATCGGCGGTAAAGTAGTAAGTTTAGGAGCTGAAACTCCTGTAAGACTATAAGGTGAAGTATATCCACCAAAAGGTCTTTTCTTTCTTACCATTCCACCACAACGCATAACCGGAGCATCATTACGAAGTCCTAAAGCAGTAGCATAAAGTTCTTGAGCTTCAAATAAATCTTCTGTTTTAGCATCAATAGCTTCAGATTCACCACGAGCTTTATTCATTCTGTAAACTAACTTTTCAATATTACGAACATTTGTTCCAGATTGTAATTTATTAGTTTTACTTTTATCTAATGCAGACAAAGATAATGTAACTCCATCAGCAAGTTGAATAACTTGAGCTTCTTTTTTACCTTTCACATCAGTAAGTTTCTTTGCGTAATCAGCAAAAGTACGATTTGTTCCGGGAACTTTAATCGTATCACTGAACACTTGACCACCTTCAGGAGTTTCACGAACAACTTCACCAGCATACATTCGACCATTTTTAGCGCCGCCGCCTTCAATTTCCGAATCGCCATATATAATTCCAGTTTCACCAGTAGCAGGATTATATTGTTCATGTGTTTGACCATAAGCAACAACACTATTAGATGAATTAGGAACTACTTGGCCGCCGATATTTAACTTTCTACGACCAATCATTCCACCTAATTTAGCATAAAATCCTGTACCTTCTGAGTAATTACCAAGATTACTTTGTCGAATAGTTGCAACATCATTTTCAACTTTATCTTGCATATTACCCAAAGTTTGCTGACGTTCCATTTCAGCTTGTTCAGCTAAAAGTTCTTGACGACGACGTTCTTCTTGACGCTTTTTCTTACGTCCAGTAAACAGACCAACGATGCCACCAATTAATGCACCGATACCAGCACCGATAGGGCCAAGCCAAGAACCAGCAGCTGCACCAGTGGCAAGCGCCGCAGTTCCACCAACAGCAGCTCCAATTCCCAATCCAGTCCCAGCTCCACTTAAAGCACTACCACCTACGATACCTTCGCCGTCTGCACTATATTTAGATTCATCAATATCACTGGCTTGAACTCGTGTACCCCATTGAACACTACCGGGGTCATTAATACTTGTTCCACCCCAATAGAATTTTCTACGAGGAATTCCAACAAGTCCACCGAATTTAGCAGTAATACCACGAGAAGTTAGAATTTCATTATTAATCTTATTTTGCATATTAGCATAAATCGCTGAATCACGAGCTATCAACTGATTTGCCTTTGCAATACCTTGTGCATTCAAATCAATATCACCTTCAGCATAAGCATCATCTAAATATTTAGTTTTTAGGCCAACACCTACTCCATCAAAATAATCTCGATTGTTTTTACCAGCGACAATACTTCGATAAACATTACCAGACATAACGCCACCGAAATCTTTTCGCTTACGTCTTACAAGACCACCACAACGAGCAACTCCACGAGCAGTAACAATTTCATTATTGATTTTGTTCTGCATATTTGCATAAATAAGTTTATCGTTAGCAATTAACTTATCTACATAATTCTTAACTGGGATTCCAGCATCATCATTCTTTCCACTATGATAAAACATGTTAATCATGGCATTTCCGAAAATACTATTACCGGAATTACGAGCCATTCCTAAATAATCAGCAGTAGCATCATGTGTAGAACGAACTCCACCGAAATTATATTTTTTACGATTAGTTTTACTCATATCTTCAACATAGTTATCAGGATTATCATCAGTATTAAAATTAGAAAATAATTTATTTCTAATCATATCATAATCATTAGAACTATTAGTTTTAAATATTTCTAATTCAGATTTATCTCTTCTTTTATTACCAGTAGTATATTCTTTAATAATACTATCTGTATTACGTTCATTAGCACCTTTTAATAATTTCTTATATTGTCTAAAACCAGTTCGACCTACTCGATATGCGAGATTAGACATAAGATTAACAATAGGTTGAGGTAAAGTATTGAAATCATCAATACCATATTTCTCAGAATAAATATCACGAACATCATTGTAGGCTTTTGCCATACGACGATTTAATTCAGCATCAATTTGTTTTCTTGTTGCTTTACCTTTTGCTTTAACAGATTTAGTAAAATCAGAAGTATCATTTAACTTAAAACCGGGGCCAATAGTATCATCACCACCTTCATACGAGGGATAAGGATAATAATATTTACCATCTTTTGAACGTGAACGAACAGTTTTAAGTTTATCATTTTCTTTAACACGAACAAATTCTTTATCACCAGTCAATTCGTTATCCCAAATATGTTGAGAATACTCATTAATATAACGAGTAACTTGACGAAGACTGTCAGGATTAACTTTACGATTAGGCATACCATTAAAAGTTTGAGTAACGTGACAAGTGGGCGTGCAACCTCCTGCCCCACCGGGGAGCGAGGCCGAAGGCCGAGCCGCACAAGTTGTTACAAATTACCTTTGATTATTACGATTATCAAGAATCCATTCAGGATTAACATCAATAAGTTCCCAAAGTCTGTTATTATCACTATTATTAAACTTCATTATGCAATAAACATATTGACAAATGAACTTATTAACATCATACCATTTAGCTTTACGTTTTAATGCAGATTCATCTACAACTAAATCAGTAATCATAAAAGGTATTTGTTTGTGTATATCATTAACATTATTAAATCTCCAAAGATTTACTTTATTAACACCAGTTGTACCATTATACCATTTATCATTAAATTTAACAATTCTATAACCAGTACATTGGTCATCATTATGAACCAATATTTCATTAATAGTTTTCTCAAATTCGTTAATAGCAGGTAATAAATTATTAACAATATCAACTCTATCTTTCCAAGCAATATTATTTAATAACTTATTATAACTATTATTATCATTAAGAATAAATTTAATATATGATTCTTTAATAAGTTGATTACCAGTATCATCTTTTAAGAATCGACCATAATTATTTTTAGATATTGCATAAATACCATGTTTATCAAACCAAAATAATCCATTTCGATTGGTAATACCTACGATAGGATTATAATCATGGAATGAAATCCAAGCATTAGCAATAGGACTAAAACTAATTGTGAACTGTCTGTTATTAACATTTTGGACTAAATATAAGATATTAGTATCTTCATTAAATGCCCAAATTCTACCATTATTCTTAAACGGATTAATTACATCTTTTGTAAGATTACCATCAAACCATTTAAGAGCATTAAGAGCAGTCATATTACTTACTTTATCCCCATTAATATTGAAGATACGTCTATGAACTGCATCAATAACAAAATAACCAATAACATTAACGTGAGTATCAAAATAACTTTGACAACCTATATAACCACTGGGACTATATGTAACCTCTTGAGGTTCCATATTAAATATATCAGCTGTACCTAAATACGAAGTACCTTCATCCGTATTAGAAAGTGTATCACGAAGTTGTAATAAATGCAGACCATAAGTCTGTTGAATATAAAGATTTTTATTGTCAGTTTTCAATGCAATAATTTCACCTCGATTAAAAGGCATATCTTTATAATCATCACTTCTAAATAATCGCCAATTAAGATTAGCATTTTCAGCACTCTGTAATTGACTACGAATTATACGATAAGGATGGTCTTGAGTTCCGGGAATTTCTTCAAAATAAGTAAATGTTTCAATACCATTCTCATTATAAACAGGAGAATAACCTTTACCAACACTACTATTTATGAAATTATCAACTTGATAACTTAATTGATAAAATTCACGTAATTCATTACCACGTTTATCGTGATATTTGAAAGATTTATCTACGTTATTAACACTGAATCGAGCAAGAATATTGAATTTACTTTCAAGAGGAACAGTAAATATCCAACGATAAACAGTAGCATTACTATCTAATTCTTTTGCTTGAGCATCACCATAACGATAATCAGATGATGGAGCGGTAGCTCGAAGTGTTATATATCCAATAAATGTATCACCAACTAAAGAAGTTATTACTTCAGAAGAACCTTTAATATTAATTATATTAGATGCAATTTGAAGTTTCTGATTATTAACATCCGAATAAAGTGTTTCAGAATTATTAATTAAATCGGCAATATAGCCTCTTGCCCATTCCTCATTATTTGTACCTTTATTAAATCCATCAAAACCTTTTTCGATACGATAATAACTGTCGCCAGCGATATTGTTTTGAGAACTAATATTAGCATTGATATATTCAAGTGAAACGTCTTTGGTTGCACGAGAAGTATCAATAGTAAGACTATTGATGTCAGCATCTAAGAATCGAGTTCCAGATTCATTAGGATTTGTATCAAATCCATCAAAATCTTCACCTTTCCATTTAGCTGGAAATACTTTTATATCATCATCAAGTTCTTCATTTTTAACAAATTTAAGAACATCAGTTTCAAAGTATAGAGGTTTAAGTTTACCTCGAATACTATTTATTTTGTTATAGAGATATTCAAATGTGTAAAATCTTGCATTATCTCCACCAAAAGGATTTTTATAAGTTTGATTTTTACCAAAATTGTTAGTTTCAGTATCTCGCATTGCGAAACCTTGTGTAACAATTCGAGAATTATTAATATTATGTTCAACAAAGAAATAAACTATTGAACTAATATATTTATTCATTAAATCTGTTTTACCAGCAAGATTAGCTTTGATATTAATATTAGGACTTAATGTATAAGTAGGATTCCATTCAGAAGAAGTAGAATATAATTGAGTTAACCAATCAAATGTCGGAGCAGTTGAACCATTAACTTTATAACTTAATCGAGCTTCAATTAAAATATATTTAGTTTCTTTTGCATCAAGATTAATTACGAAATTAGTTTTTGTATTAATAGTATTACCAATAAATACAGATTTACTATCTGATGCTAAAAGATTAGATTCAGAAATTTCATAGTATCCAGTTTCAACTTCAGATTCTTCTGAATCAATTTGTTTAACTACCGATGTAGCATCATAAACTTTTGTAGTTAAATTTATACCAGCAGGTATCACACTATCTCCACCAAATGTAGGACTGCATTCAACACCAATTAATTGGCTCGATGTACTTTCACTTGATATTTCTAATACTACGACTTGATAATCAGAAGGATTAACTCCACCTTCAGAATCTTCAGTTGTATACGGTAATGGAAGACTTGGTAATTTCAGTTTACCTTTTGTTAAAGAACGACCTTTTGCTTTAACAGTTACATGTCCAGTTGAAACTCCGTATAAAGTAAAATAACGATTACGAGCTATTGTAGGATTTTCACTTCCAACACCAGTTTTAGCAATTTCATCTACTTGTTCAGCGTCATCAATATTAGGTAAACTCTTCCAACTCGGACTTATAATCTTACTAATACTTTCAGATTTATAAGGAATTTTATGAGCATTTCGATTAGTAGAACCTATGGGATATGCTTCAATATCATAATTATTAGCTTTCCAAGGAATATGATGTATATTTACAAGGTCACCTTTATAATCATAATATCCAGCATAAAGAACATAAACTTCACCACTCTTGAAATAACGTCGAGTACTATTAATATAAGAAGAACTCGGATTCCAACTTAATTGAACATCAAGATTATTCTCTGTAAATTCTTTAAGTTCACTATCAAGTTTGCTATAATCAAGAGTTTTTACATTACCTCGAATAAGTCTATTATTGAAATTAACAAGAGTGTTATCTCGAATATATGATATATTTTTAATAAAAATATCATCAAGACTTATAGTAGATAAATATGAAACATCACTTACAATATGAGTAGTACTTACACCATTAATTGAAATATCATCAGTTTCATATGATAATTGAGCTTCGTCAGTAATATAAACAATAGCAAATCTACAATGTTTATATTTAATACCACTATTTCTAAAACTAATAGTAATATTCTTATTGATTTCGATACCTAACGCATAATCTTCTTCATAATTACCACAAACAATGAGTGATGTACTTAAAGGAGAATAGTTTGTATAAGTACCATCATCAAGACGATATTTAATTGCTATTTGATAAGCACCAGTTTTAAGATTACCACCGTCTTTAACTTCTAATTGAAGTTCAGGATAAGTAACATTTGGAATAAGATTAAATGAATCAACTTCATTAACAGTGATGTCATATCCTATCGCAGTATCATCTCCATTATTACCATCATAAAACGGGTCAGTTATATTAATAATTCTTGTTTCATTTGCTGATTCATCAGTTCCTTCAGTAAATGTAACAATTAAATTTTCTTTATAATTGTATATATAATCTCCATGAATTGGTCTATCAATACTGAATCCAAATGCACCCGATGTACTATACAAACAACGTTTTACAGTTGGGTTATTATCATCAAGATTAAGATATATAATAGCGTCGTTAGTTTGTAAATCAGATTTATCTGCATTATTCCAATGTTCTACAACGCAAAAAAGTACAACACCAACATTAGTTGGAATTGTACCTATAATATTATATTTGTGATTATCGGCATTACTATAAATATAAGGAATGATATGCCGATTTGTCGGATGATTTTCAAGAATATCATCTAATTCACCTATGAAATCAAATCCTCTTTCATTAAAATAACTTTGACCTTTGTTATCAATAGTTATATTTTTAGCATATCGCAAAGATTTATCTTGTGCAATATGAGGTGAATTATCTAAATCAAGACCTAAAACTTTCATAATTTCTATTATTCTAATGTACGAAGAATAGTAGCAATATTCTCTCGACGGTCGTTACTAAATTTGTTACAAGAAACTCGAACTTGTATTCTCATTCTATCGAGTTCTATTGCAGGATTTGTATAAGGATTGTTTGCTGTAAGACTTACAACCGGATGTTTATAACCTCTTAATAACATTTGTTTGAGAACATAAAGTTTAAGATATTTTTTAAGAGGGCCATTATTATAAATAAGAGGAACATCCATATTTATAATACTGTCATAAACAACAGGTAAAGCTCTATATCTTAAATGAATAGTTCCATAATCAACGTTAGTATGAATCCAATTATTACTAATGTAATAATAAGGTTGTTCTTTATCAACAGGAGCATGATTAAAACTATCATTTTTATCACCGGGACTTGTTATATCTGCATTTGGAATACCGGGATAAGGAGTATATGTTGGAATAGTTGTTACTTTTTCAGTAATAGTATCTTTGTTAAATTCAGCTGAATTTTTAAGAACAGCTTTTTTGTTATTTATAATGACATCAATTGCACCACGAAAATCCCACGGTAATTGACAACGATGGTCATCAAATTCAATATCTTTTTCTACATTAACATAAGCTTGAATGAATTTAAGTTCTTCCAAAGCATTTGCAATCCAAATAGGAAAACGACTTACAAAATCATCACTTTGTATATTATAATCGTTATACATATCTGGAATTAATGTAGCACTACTAATGAATATATTATTATCAATCATAAAGCATTATTTTGTTTAGGAAGATTATTTCGATATAGTTTAATAGCTTCGTCAGGATGATTAAAACAAATTGCAAGAATTTTATTGAAACAATTAAGTCTTCGATTGGTTGCAATTTCATCAACAGTTTTACCTTTCATTGCAAAAGGTGTTCTGTCAATAGTTTTCTCACCATTTTCATAAGCACTACTTGTGTGACCAAATTTGAATTTATAATAGACACTTTGTGGTATTCGACCTTTGACTTTATGATATACAGCTTTTATACACCAGTCATAATCATAATATATGAAATAAGGAATACCATTTGGATTATCAGCAGTTCGTATATTAATACCTTGTTCTAACAATTTCTTTTTTAAATCTTTTGTAGCACCCCAATCGACAACACTGCATACATCTCCGGGCATTGTCTTTTTATAGTAAACATAAACGTAACCTACAGAACTACCAAAAGAATAATTATTACCTTTACATAGTAAATTAGCTATCTCATTATTAACTTCATCTTGCATATAAGTATACATTTCAGAAGGTAATTCTTTAAGAGCAGCAAAAGTTTCTATATCATCATCAAGTTTATCAAGACGTTCATAAACTAAGTAATTATAACTACGAATATAACTCATTAGTTTAGTACCAAGTAAAGCATCTTGTTTCTTATTAAAATAAATCTTACTACGATTATCAATATCGAATACTACTGAAACATCAACACCGGCTTCTTGATATTTAGCAAGATTATCTTTGATATTATAAATACAATCATTACGCCTTTCATAAGCAAGATGTAATTGTTTAATTAAAGAATTAAGTTGTATTTGAACTTCTTTAACGAAATCTCTCCAATAATATTCGTTATCAACCATAATGATAGAAACATGATGTTAATCTTGGCCATTGCCACGTTGAGCAATAGTAGGATTATTATTATTTGTTTTAATATCCAAATCTTGAGGATAAATACCAAATTCAGTTTTAAATATTTCTTGAATTATACTTTCAAGCATATCATTAGGCAAAGGTAATTCAACATCTTGACCATCTTCATTCTTAAAGAACGAAAGAACTTCATCAGGATTTTCAAATATACCTGTAATCATTATTTCATTAATTGGTCGTCTATCATCAATATCTTTTGTACCAACTTTTTCAGCAATAATTATATGACCGTTTAATATAATATAAGCTCGTGGATACCCGGTGGGAGAGCATGTTGGACGCCCACTTTGACGTAGTTTAAGAGATGTAATAGAACTTTCATACATATATCCATTACCAACAGTATCACCTACAAACGCAAAAGGCGCATCACTTTGTATGCGCACGGGTGTAGGAACTTTGTACTTTGTTCCTAACAATCTAATTTTATTAGCAACTCGATATTCAGTAGGAAGAATATCACTATATTTCAACTCTTCAACAGGAGCAATAAAGGTAAGTTTAAGAATATCATCTATTCCATTTTTCTCAACGCTTTGTCGGATACGATTTGCAAACATAGTTTTAATCATATCCTTAACACGTTCTTTAAGTTCGTGATTATTAGGTTGATTAACCATGTTTGCAATACGAGCTGCATATTGATTAAGTGTTCCCATATCTTACTTATTTAGATTCAAAAGATTAGCAATAGTATTTTGTTTTTTCCAAATATATTTTTCATCATCAGGATTAAATCCTTCTACGATATTATATTCAAGAGAAATAAAACCAATAGGTGTTTCTTTAATAGGGTCTTTAATAAGAAAAGTATAAGCAGACTTCATACCTCTACTTTCAAGTTCATCTTTATAACATCTGTCTTGAAACTTATATTTACTAACATCATTACAATAATGACGATTTCTAACAAGAAGATTGTGAAATAAATAAGGAAAATTATTAACAAGAACATCCTTAAAAGATTTCTTATAAGATACTACACAACAATCATAATCTTCACCAACAACAGTGTATTTATCCATTTCTACACCATTAATGAAATGACCGCCATTATGAAAATAAGCAATATAAACAGCATTAGCGTGAATAGTATCTCGAATAGAAGCACATATCTTATCGAGTTCTATATAACAATTACTTTTTTCAATAGTAAGTTTTTGTTCTTTACGTTTAGGAAATAAGCATTCTTTTAGATAAATACCAGCAATCGTACTTATGGATGTTATTATAGCTACTATAATAGCTGTATAATCGAACATAGATAGGCGTATAAGAGGATTAATATTAATAGGTATATTATATTGGGCTACTAACAAATATACGTTAAAATCCCCCATTTCCAGCCGTAATTACATGAAAAAAGACGTGCTAATCTAATAGCACGTCTTACCAAACAAATTACAATAGCCCATTAAATAACCCTAAAATATTCCCAAACCTTATCACTACTTGCATCTTCATCTTCGAACCAATTACTAATAGTTGCTTCTACGATTTTATCTTCGATTTCATTATTTGTTGCATTAGGAAACCACTTCTCATAAAGATTAATATTATCGTGATATTGAGCATTAAGAGCTACATAAACATCCCACATAGTAACATCCTTATTTAACGGACGTATCCTCCTATCATAAATCTTTTTAGTAGCTTCAATACTAAATAAAGGAGCATCAATCTTAATACCTTTATTATTAGTATGATACATTTGAGAAACTTGATATAAAGCATAAGGTTCAGTGAAATGTTTACCAATTAATTTCTCATGAAAATCTTTCATTATTTCAAATAAAGATTCTTCACTAACATTAGTATTTTCACAAACAGCTTCTTTGAAATGACATATAATATCCCAAGCATTATTAGCATCTATACGAACAGTCTGCTTATAATGTTCCATTAATTTATTTAGATTTTTCATAATTTTCAATATTAGTTTTTAATTCATTAAAGTCATCTTTATCAAAAACAACAGTTTTATTCATAAAAGGAATAGTGATTTTTACAGAACCTTCACCAATAGTTACACCATTAATTGTATTAGCTTTTGAAACAATTAATCGGTCAATCATATCAGTAAGTAAACCATCTGCATCTACCATACCTTTATCATCTGCAATTAATGATAGAGCTTTATCTAATTTTGAAACATTATTAGTTACAACTTTTGATATATAAGGTTTAGCAACAATATCAAACAAAGGATTATTACTTGATATATCAGCTATTTTAGTATTAATAAATTTCAGAATTTCCTCAATTAAATTATCTTTATTAATCATAGTTTATTTATTTATAGATTCACAAAATTCTTTATAAGTAAGATTGGGATTAGCTGAAGCAGCAATTTGGAACTTTTTAAATAGTTCTAATTTCTTATTAGATTCAGTTATGATTGCATTCTTACTCGACTTAACATAATTAAGTTGCTGTGTAAGTAAATCTTTACCAACTTGAGATTGTTCAATTACACCTTTAACAGAATTAATAAGTGCTTCTTGAACAAGTTGTTTTAATTGAGTATCTATTTGGATATATTTAGTATCACTAAATAATATATTTCGTTGTTCTTCATTTAAGCTACCAATTTCATTATCAATAGCTGTCCATAAAGAATCTTTTTGTGGATTAGTTTGTTGATTACTTCCAGCCATTTTATCTTTAATAGCTTGAAGATATTTTACACGTTCATCAATTTCTCTTGTATAATCAACAGCTTGAGGAAAAGGATTTGAAAGGATTGGGTCATATCCAATATTAAATGTAGGGCCATTCATAATTGTAAGATTTAATTGAAAAGGAGAAGTACTCCGATTTTTACACCGAAATACTTCTCGAATAGAAAGAGTAGATTAATTAGCAGAGGGAGCAAGTGTCGTCGCACGACAAGCGCAAGGATCATACGAACTATAACCTGTAACCGTAGGAGTATTCGGAAGAACAACTTCACCCGAAATCATACGGCAAGTACGACGGAACAGATTAAACTCAGCTTGCTCAGCAACACGAGCGATAGCAGCCTGAATAAGAGCATCCTGATAAGGACGAGTAGCACGAAGAACAGCTACTTCTTTCTCAAGCTCACCAACACGAGCATTAGTAACATCAAAACCATCACGCTGATTTTTATACAGAGCAAAATCTGCATCTACTTGACTCTTATAAAGACCAAACATTTCAGCATTAATCGTCTGACGGTCATTAAAACGAGCGGTCTGACCATTAAAAGCTAAAGTCCACATACCATTGATAAGTTCACACTTATCCTCTTTCTTTGCAATACCCTCGGCACCGATTGCAGCCGCACCAGTAAGACCAACACGGTTTCCGAATAAACCACCGCCAAGACCACCGCTTAATAACCATAAAGCCGTACCAGCAATACCAAGTCCAAGACCAGTACCCGCAACGCCTTTTGAAGCATACTCTTTCTTGTCATGTCCAGAAACTTCAACCATTTCATGGCCGGTTTCAGTATCAATCATTTTCATACAGTTATTGATATTAGTTTGTTTGTTATTAAATGATAGAGTAATCGACTACACTACAAACTTACAACTAATATCTCCAATAATATAAGGATATGAAAAATCCCGTAATCTATTAAGATTACGGGATTTACAAGCGCAAAAGGTTATTAATCATTATTATTAGCCAAATAACGTTTAGCTTCATCTAAATCTTTAAGAACCCAACTAAGTTCATTAAATCCTAAACGTTTACGACCGTGAGGAATAATACCTTTTCTAACAAGATAATCAAATTTATTAGATGTAATATGAAGAACATGTTCACAAGCATAAGCTTTTGAAACAGTAGCTACACCTTTATTGAGCATTGTAAGATGGTCTATAATAACAGAAGCTTCTTCCTCAGTTATATTAGTATTTCCAGCATTAACATTCTCAAGAGTATTTTCGAGAATTGCTACAAGAGCTTTCTTATAATCCACCATCTTTTTAATCAGTAATTTTACACCTTTTCTTAACATACCAAATTAGTGCTATAAATATACCTGCAAGAATATAATGAATTGTAAGTAATAAACCGTCACTACATTCACCAATATTAGTATAACGAATTAGCAGAATATATAATAGCACAAATAGGTCATAAGTTATAACAATTTTATGCCAATAACAAAAGTTAAATACATAACTACAAGCATACATCATTATAACGAAAGCTAACGAACTACCAACAGTAATATCAAATAAATCTAATATTACATCTTTGACATCCAACATTGCAAGTGTATTATTAATCAGAATACCCGCAGCAACAGCTACGGGTATCCATTTAGCAATTAATAAGAACACTTTGTGCTTAAAGTTTGCCATAGTGTTTTATTTCTTTTTAGAACCTTTTTTAATCTTCTTAACATCACCAGATTTAATGCCAGCCGTACCAGCACCACGAGTTACTTTTGCCATAACTTAATTAGTTTTAGTAGTTTTATCAATTTTCTTATAATCAACACCAATCTTTTTTAGAATCGGTTTGAATATCCAACTCCAAGCAACTGGTGCAAGAATAGCAGAATTAATAAGAATTGTAGTATTTTCATATCCACCTGCTATATATCCTGCGGCAATAGCAAAACAACTAATTAGCATAACCAGTCGTTTAGTCCATGTGCCAACAAATTTATCACCATTAATATCATCTATTGCTTTAATGAATATGTATGTTAAAACATTCACACAAAGCATAAATGATAAATCGAAATGAGTACTGAATAACTCAACAAAATATTCTACGAGTTGTTCCATTTACCATTCATCAATTTCATTGACCACCATATTTCTTATTTGGAATATATTTTAAGAAACTAAAAGGAAACAATTTCTTTCTAAAATCTTTATCAGATTCTAAACTTCTTGCTTCACCTTCAAAACAAATATCCTTATAAGCTCGGTTATAAGGAGGTAATATAATTTCAATTATCCAACTAACAACATAAGCTAATAAAGGAAATATTGCAGTACCAAGTAACCACCACCAAGAAACATTTGTAATAAGACTTAATATGATATTAACCAAAAAACTTGTAGCAAAAAGAGTAATTTGCTGATAACTATGAACAGTTTCATGTCGTTCAACAGTTTCAGTAATTTTATCTTTATATTCAGTTCGTATAATTAACCACCATAATATTGTCATACATAAATACCCTTTGAACGGTAGGAATTTACAATAAATTTTAATCATAATTCATAATAAATTAAGCTTGTAGATTAGGTTCTGATGTATAGCTATTAAGATTAGTTCTTGCAAAAGAAACAATATCACCAAAAGTTTTAGAACCTGTATAATAAGGCATATTACTTCCAACTTTAGCAGCAATTGAAAACCATGTAATTTTAGGTCTAAATTGACCATTAGCAACTATATATTCAGTTTGTTTTAACAAACCTATTATAAAATGTCCTTTTGTATTTCTTGTTAATGTTAATTCGAAAGCTGTAAATAACGCAGTAGAATCATAAGCAAACGCAACAACATTATATTGTCCCGGTTCTGAAATTACACTATTAATGGTTAAAAACCCCCCATCTATAAAATAATCATTTCTAAATTCAATAACTAAATCATAAATAATAGAATCTTCCCAATTATTAAGAATATTATCCCAATCATTTTGAACATTTATTATATTAGCACCTGTTTTAAGATTCCAAACAGAATGAGTATCTATATCAGATACACCAACATTTAGAAATCTAATAGAAACCGGAATTTTAATTCGTTCAGTATTATACAGAACTTCAACTACTTCAAAAATAGCACTTTCAGAAGAACCTATTTTACAAGTTTTAAAATTAGAATCATTTGAAGAACCACCACCTTCAGGCCAATCCTTATATTGAAAGTTTTGTAAAGCATTCCAAAGTTCTTCATCAGTAGCTCTATCACAATCAATACCTTGACTAACCCAAGATTGAACTTCTAATTCAGAAGGAATATAGTAACGGAATTTAGTATTAGAAGAAGGAATACCCGGATTGGAATCACTCATTCTAAACATAATAAACAACGGTACTGCGATACCAGCATCATTAACATTATAATTAGTAAAAATCCAAAAATTATAGATATTAGTATTATTTTCTTTATAATGAACTGTTCGTAATCCATTAATAATTGGATTTTCTATTTCATCATCTTGACCAAATTTCAGAGTTTGATTACTTCTTTGACCAGCATCATCTGAAGGTTGGGGCATGAAAAAATCAATAAGCTCACCAAATTGAGCTTGTGTAGGTATTTTACCTGTTTCAAAATATTATTTAAGCTGACTTTTAGTTACCATATTGAATAAATATTAAAGTTGATTATTAGTTATAATAGTAGACTCCGGTATTTATTTAATTAGAATCTACCATGTTTTTTTATTGAATTTGCTTGTATTTCTTAAATCTGCAATTATGGTGCTATCATCATTATTCCAAATAGTTGGAGAATTATTATTAGGATGATAACGATATACAGCATTGCCTTGACCTATATTAACAACCTGTTCTATTGCATATCCAACATACCAGTTATTTTCTTGTTCAACAGGATGTAAAATAAATGTACTATTACCATCTACTACAACACGAACATTCGGATTGCTATTGATAGGATTCCAAACCAAATCAGATGGCATATTATTAATAAGAGTTGCATCATCAACTTCATGCAATTGAGCACCCATTGCAAGATACCAATCCATCATTTGATTTCCAGTAAGTATTGCATAAGTAACTGGAATAGATTTACTAAGTTCGATCGGGTTTGCTGTATGGCATTTAATTACTATATAAGGAAGTATAACTCTTTCAGTATCATTATATAAACCAAATATCAGATATGTTAAAGAATCATCAAGAACAATAAAACGATATCCCCTTACATAAGGATTTTCAGTATCAAAAGTAGTTAAAGTAGTGTCTTTATTTGACTCCCCCCCTACGGGAATTTTATCAATAAGGTTGGCAAAATCAGTTTGAGTTGGTATAGCACCAGTGACAAATTTTGCTTTCAAAGCAGATTTGGATAAAGCCATAATTTTTGATTAATTAAGATTAGTAACAATACGTTTAATTTTAGCAAACAAACTTTCAGATTTAGTTTCTGTTGCAACTTCAGCAGGTTCTTCTGATAAAGTTTGAACATCATTAGAACGAGTATTTGGCGTACGACCAACTTGGAAAATATAGTGGTCAACACCATTACCTTCAATCTGCATATAACCAATACCATCAGGCCCAGCTAATTGAGTAATAGTAATAGTTTGTGAAACAGCTCCTTCTTTTGATGCTGTTACTGTACAACTTCGAGCTCCAACATTGTTTTTAGATGCTGTAACAATATTATTAGCTAATGTAAATCCATCTCCACTAATACTCAATGAAGGAATTGAAGATATAGTAGTACTACTTCCAGTAGCACCTGATGTATAAACAGGTATTCCATATCGTATAGCACTAGCTGTAAGTTGTGAAGTTCCACCAGATGCTGGAATTGTTGTAGGATTAGCTCTAAGAACAATTTCCCATTCTGTGTAATTATAAGAAACAATTTCATTGGCCGCTTGATAAATATACATTATTCTAATTGCAGATTTATCATTAGCTAACCAAATAACAATTTGACTTTTTACAGTAGTTTGAGAAGAAACAGTAGCTCCTTTTGAAGATGCAGTAGCTTCAATATATGCAACATTTGGTACAACCTCATCTACACCACTCGAAGCATTTTCAGTTGTAACATCTTTTGTAGAACCAGAATCATATTGGTAAGTAGTAATAGTAGCAGACTTGTTCCAACTTTGAGTACCATTTCCAGCTGTAGCAATAGCAGAACCACCACTTGCAGGAATAATACCATTTGTTACTGTACCAGCTATTACATTACCATATGTATAAATACCACCAGAAGTAGATTTAACAGTTTTACTGTTTGTTATACTTTTAGAAGCCGTAGCTGATTTAGAACTATCTCCGTCATTTACAGCTTTTATAGTAATAGTATCAGTAGTTTCATTAGTTCCCATACTACTATGAATAATTGTATTTTCAGATAAAGTGAATCTACTATTACCGTTAGCAGTCATAGAAATTGATAGACTACCACCAACACTTCGTGTTTGATTCGGGCCAGTAGCACCCGAACTATACAAAGTATTATAAGTTTCAGTATTAGTAACAGAAGCACTTACACTCGCAGAACCACCAGCCGCTGTTAAACCACTACCGATACTTATAGTAGGAGTTCCGTAAGCAGTAATTCGAGGATTGTAATTACTATTAGTTACTTTATTTTCAGCTTGATAAATATCAACGGTTTTATTGGCAGTTGCACCACCCTCACCAGTATAAGTTACAGTAACTTGTCCAACCTTAGTTCTTGCCTTAACTGTGGTTCCAAGAGAAGAAACTGTAATTTCACTTGTTTTTGAATAAGTAACTGTACCAGCACGAGTCGAACCAGATGTATAACTAATTGTTTGCGACATATTAGAAATACTGGTCGAAGATGTTCCACCACTTGCAGGAATATCAGATGCCGAAAGTGAACCACCTTCTAAAGCACCATAAGAGGCCATATTGGCTTCTTGATAAATAGTAATAGTTGATGATACTGTTTGGCCATCAAATGTATTTGAATATTTACCAGTTACAACTATACTTCTCTTACTACCAACTGTTGTAGTTCGATTGCTTGCAGTAACCGTAGTACCAGATATAGAAAATCCAGTAGCACTTCCTGATAGAACTGGTGTAACATTATCTGTACTAACTAAATTACCATTACGATATGTTTTAAGTACAGCTGTAATAGTTGCAGTTCCACCTTTTGCGGCAATTTCAGTATTATCACTACTTAATATTAAATCATATGTATAAACAGATGCTTCTTGTTCAACAGTAAGAATAACTTGTTTACTGGAATCTTTTTTACACTTTCCAATAAACTTCATACTTCTTTTAGAAGTACCCTTTTGAACAGGTGATGAAATTTTAACAGTCTGATTTCCTTGAAAAGAGGGAGATTCAATATTAATTGAATCTCCACTCCCGTCATTCCATTTATTAGTGATAACACTCATAAATGATTAATTAATTTATTCAGCAGGTTCGAATGTCCATTCGTCATTAGACAGAACACTCAGAGTCTGCTCACCACCACCCTTCGGAATAGTAACAGTTGCGGTAGTTGTACCCTGCGAATTGAGATACAGATAGCTGTCACCAAGAGCCTGAGTAATAGTAATAGTTTTAACAACACTCGCACCTTCACCCTTGATTTCAAGAGTTGCAGAACGAGCTTCAATAGTTTCATTCTTCGGTACAACAACAGTAACATCATAAGTATATTCTCCAGTAGCACCGGGGTCACCAGTAATAGCAGTACCAGACGTAGCAGTTGTACTACCATTAACCTTAAATGATGTTACATTTGCAATACCGAAGTTAGTTTTCCATGTAAATGTAAGAAGTTTCGAGTTAGACTTACCAGTTACATGAATTGTTTCACCACCTTTAGCAACATTAATAGTTAAACCATCGGGAGTAATAAATTCGTCAGCAGCCTTTTCAAGAACCGTGACTGTAACTGCGTTAGTCTTTCCGACAATCTTACCGGGAACTTCAGTGCTTCTATCTGCACGACCAGTATAAGGATTCACAGAATTAATCTTAATCTGTGCATTTCCAGTACCAGTTTTAGGAACCCATGATAAATAACTCGGAATAGTTGCCATTTGTTTTTTTTTTTGGTCAATTAACTATAATAACAAATTAATTACCAAATTCCCATTCAACTGTATCACTTGCGAAAACAGTTATGGTATCATGATAATTATTATCTTTATTTAGAATAACAAGAGTTTTATCAACAGCTAATTCTACAACAGGTTCATCTATTGGCCAAACTTTTTTACCATTAAGCCACATATCAAGAACCTGCCGACGATTACCATTAAGCATTACGACAGCTTCCGTAGCTCGTTCAAGAAGATTAAGTTGTGCCATAGTTGTAGATTAATATTAACCTTGCGGTGTTTCAAGAGCAGTTACACGACCTTCCAAAGAAGTATAATTACTCTCTAATGTATTTACTTTACCACTTAAAGTAGTAACAGTTTCTTGTAATGTATTAACAGTACTTTCAAGAGTTTCTACTTTTGTTTGTAATTGTTGAACAGTTGAAGATTCAGCCTTAGTGGCTAAACCTTCAACTACAAAAGTAATTAACTTCTGAAAAGCACCAGTTTTCGGAGGCCAGTTTAAGGCACAAAATACTTTGCGAATTACTGATTCTTTCATATCATTAAACCGTTAATTAGATTCGACATCACCAACCCTAAATATAGGATGTTTAGTACCGTCACCTTCGATTTGCATATAATCAATACCGTCCTCAAAACGAAGAGTAACAGGTACGATTAAAGATTCATCACTTTCAGTTTGAAGAGTAACATCAATTTCTTCAGTAATAAATCCAGTAGCAACGAATTTGACTTTAATAACAGTTCCCGGTATAGCAGTATAGTTAAATCCGATACTTGCTACAACAGTTCGTAAATCTTGAGGCATCCATTCACCATCAACTAATACAGAAGCAGCAGTAACTGTTTCAACTGGTGCGTTCTTTTCAGTAACAGCGAATACAAAATATTCCTTAGTTGTAGGTTGAGGAGGAGTTTCCTCTGTCATTACGACTTTAACATCAATCGGTTCTGTACTACCATCTTCTAAAACAATATCTTTTTCAGTATCGTTGTATCCGGTAGCAGTAAACTTAACACGAATAGAAGTTCCGGGTTCACCAGTATAAGCAAATCCCATTGCTCCACCTTGTAAAGTTTGTTCAACCCAACTATTATTATTCCATAAATAACCATGAACACCTGTTGTGATATTAACAGATTCCTCAGTTACAGCATGGATATAATATTGTTTAGTAGTAGGTTCAGGCGGAACCTCTTCAAGTACAATAGTAACACTATGTTCACCAGTAGAATTAATCGTACCAGTTCCAGTGTTAGTTATATAACCAGTTTTAGAAGCTCGGAAATCAACACTTGTTCCAACTGGAGCAGTAACAGCTTCAGATTTACCAGTAATCGATTCATCATTACCAAGAGGTTTCCAACTACTTTCAGTACTGAGCCTATACTCAAACGTAACACCGTCTAAAGCAGTAGATTCAGTATTTACAGCAGTTGCATAGATAGTACCAGATTGAACTGGAACTTTATCCATTTCAACAGTAACTTCTGCGGTAGGAATTGCATAAGTTACCAGTTGTTCAACCTCTATATAACCCGACGAAACAAACCTTAAAATTCGGCTCGTATTAATATCTCCGGTGAGTTGTAGCGGCGTATCTTTTGTGACTTGACCTAATATACCACCCGTGTCCTTATCATAGACGTATGCGGCTATTTTGACCTTTGTTTCGCTATCGACTACCGTAAGACTTACAGCACCTTGTTCAACTGGTAGAGCTGTAAGAGTAATATCACGAATTATATTCTCATCTAACGTAATACGCTCTTCGTAAGTTTCATATCCACTTGCACCAACTTGAATTAAAATATCACGCGGGTCATAAGTTTCATATGTAAGAGTACCAGTACCTTGAGCAATAACTACATTAGAAGGTTTATCAGTAAATATAATTGAAGCATTATCAGGAGTTGCATTTACAGTTAATGTCTTTTTAGTCTTAGGTGTAAGAACAACATTGATTGTCGTATCTTCAACACCTACATCGACATAAACATCTTTTGTAATGTAATTCTCTTTTTCTACAATATAATGTAAACGACTTTGAATTAAACATTCAAGACTTACACTGCCAACACCTGCTGATTCTTTACCTTCCGAATTAATCATTCGTATAGTAGAATCAACCGGAACAGCTTCAATCTTAATTGTTATATAATCTTCTTCATTTCGAGGAATACGAATCCAAAGTGTACCATCTTCAAACGTAGTAGGAATCTCACTTGTAACTTCAATTTGATTAATACTGTTGCTACGAACATGATTATTATGTTCTACAACAATACCATAAATCTCATTAATAGCATCTACAATACGTTTATTATCAGTAACAAGTTCTTCAGAAGTTTTATCTTGCTTATTAATAAGCAAACCTTGAAGTTCTTGAGCTTTTTGTTTTAATTTCTCAATGTCACTTGCGGCAGTTGGTAAACCAACTTGTGCGGCAGTAACTCTATGAGGGTTATCATAATTACGAATATGAGCATTGAAATTATCTTTATCATTCTCGTAATCTTCTTTATCAAGTTTCTTGTTTATAGCAGCCCAAACATCTTGAAACTTCTTATTAACTTCTGCAACATGATTGTTAATCCAAACATTCAACTGTTTGAACCAACCTTTAACCCTATTTTCAAGAGCATCAATGTACTCTTTTTGAGGTCGAGATACAGGTTTATCCATATCGGCAGTGTTATCAACATTGCCAAGACCAACTTGTTCTTTTGTTACCTCATGAGGATTAAACTTATTATTAATATGTTCAAATAAAAGTTTTGTAAGTTGTTCAATAGGATTTAAGTCCTCTACTGTAAGCTCACGAACATATACTTGAACATCAAGAATCTCATTAACAGCATCATTAAAATCAAAATTGGTCTTTACATTCGTTCGATAAATCCACCAAGATTTACCTTCATGAACATAAATACCAGTAAGAGTGAATATCTGATTACTTATGATACCTTGTACTGTAATTGTATGTATAGAACGAACAATCGGTACAAGTATATAAAGATATTGTTGAGTTGATTTAACCCACGGAACTTTATATTCATAATGTCCTACATCAATATTTCGAGATTCAAACTCGGTAATCTTTGCAGAACTAATATCAGATTTTTCAGTTAGCTTAAATAGAGCACTATTATCGTAAGCAGTTACATTAGTTAAGTCTATTTCAATCCTCTCCTTTGTCCTATATAAATATAGGTGGCCGTTCTTTCGATAGTACATATATAATGTAGGAACTGTTTTAACACCAGCACCTTCACCATCTACTGTACCAATATATTCTCCGGTTTGGCCATTATAAACACTCGGATATACACCATCTTCAAGCACACCGAGCACTACAACATTTCGAAGATTAATTACTGCCATACCAAGAACAATAACGAAATAAATACTCCAACTACAAAGTTAATAATAATAATAGGATGAATTTTAAGACCAGTTACTGTTTTCTTTCTTGCAGCTTGAATACCACAAGTAATGATTTGATAAGTTAATGTAATCCATAAACTCATAAACCAAGTAGTAACAGTAGCTTTAAATAAAATACCTACGACAGTAGCAATGACGAAACCAATAATAATATCGTCTTTATGTTCTGAATAATAACCACTTAAAAAAGTAGTTATTTTATTCCATATTTTCTTTATCATAATACTAATCGTATTTATTGTTATATGACGATTAATAATAATAATGGTGCAACTTGTATGGCTCGGCCTGCGGCCTCGCTCCCCGGTGGGGCAGGAGGTTGCACGCCCACTTGTCGCATAACATTAGCATCATTAAGAGAATAACTCCTAACACCACAATTAATAGCATTAGGAGTTATTCTTGTGGTTACATTTTTAACAAATCAATTTCTTACTTAATGAGTGCCAATACCCCTTCAAGTGCAGTAATTGCAGTACTCTTAGTATTGTCAATAGCAATAAATTGAGTAACCTGTAAACCCTCTGTATGTAAATTAAAGGGATGTGTGAAATCAGCACGAGAAGTAATTACATAAGTGTCATACATAACACCCTCGGTAGCTGTAAAAATATCACCATAAACACGGTCATATTCCTTGAAATTAGGATTATAACCTACACCGGCAACATCTGCTTCTTTCTCAAGTTTAGCAACTTGGTCATAAGTACCAACCGGAGTTTGATTCTCAATACCCTCTTTAAGCGTAGCACGAAGAATACCATCAAACGTCACATAATACTCAAAACCTGCGGCGCCAGTGAACGTAACACTTGCTTCGGTAAAATCATCAATCGTAATGCTATCAGCACCAAAGCGAGCATTAATCTTAGTTAAAGTCTTTTCAACCTCAACTTTCAGACGAGCAATAATATCTGCACTTGCTTCATCAATTCCGTTGATAGTTACGCTGGCATTGTAAACTTCTAGAGGATAACCACCAAAAGAATTAATAGGCTTACACGAGATAATAACCTCAGCATCGAAACCTTGATAACCAATACCACGATTAGCTACGAGATTAGTAAACTTATACGTTTTACCAGCAGGAGCAAGATACTTTTCCTTATGTTGCTTCGACCACTTAGGATTAATCCAAACGCCGCGTTTAACCTTGCCATCACCAAGACCAAGAACAAACTGCAACATTTCGTCATCCTTGACATCCGAAGCAGCTGCAACGACTTTACCAGCCGAATTAAGAAGAACAGCTTGTCCGCGAGTCAGCTTGCTAACATCATTATTAGCAAGTGTTGTCAGAAAATCATTTGCGACAATTACACTTTTCATTTTCTATTCTAAATTTGATTGTTGTTTAACAGCACTAAAACTGTCATCTTTAAGAACAAGAAGAATATCACTAACTACACTATCTATGAAATCAGGTGTAACTTCCATATCTGACATTTGGTTAATATCAATATTAAAAAGACGTGGTTTCTTAATATATGAAATCTTAACCGCATCAACACAAAAATCATCACCATAATAAACAAACAGCCTATCATCAACAAGTTCACTTATTGGATTAAGATGTCTATTTTTATTACCATAGAAGTTATTTAGAGTAGCTCGAATATTTTCGGTAGCAATTAAATCATTTTCAGAAAACTTATTTCCTACATTTATGAACTCGTCATAAGTAGTATTATAAGTAATAACAGGAATGTCTGTATTATTAACTTTTAATGCAATTTCATCTTTTACATTAGAAGTAATAATAATACAATCTTTATAATAACGACCAATTAGATTCTCCCAATAAACATTATATTCATTAGAAAGAGCTTGACGTAATCTATCACAAGTTAAACCTGCAATTTCATACAAATCAATCTTATCTGAATCACTATCATAAAGAGAAAGAATATCTGAAATATCAATCTCATTCCCATTAACAATAATTTGTCCATTAAATTCATCACCAGTTAAGGCAATTTTAGACAAATCAATTAGATGATAATACAAATTCTTAACTTCATCATCAGGATAAACCTCATGTAAATTCTCAACAAGTCGAGTTTTACCATAAGTTAATCGAGAAGTAGAAGAAATAAGTTTTAGATAATCACCCGGAAGAATAACGAAAGCTCTATTTGGATAATCCGCATCTTGCTTATCACGTTTAAGTTTAAGCCACGGTGTTTCACGTTTTAATGATTGAATATCATCTACACGTTTTTTACTATCTTCAAGACCTTCGCCTTTATAATTAGTTTTCCTATTTGATTTAGTTTGTATATATTTAACGGCAGCTCGATTCAGCATCATATCAATAAACTGTGGAGCAATACTCCGATGTCTATTAGATGTTATCTGCTGTATTCGTTGCTCTATTTCGATGTGTAACTCTTTTACCGTTTCATACATGACTAACCTTTCAAACTACGATACTTCGCGTTCCACTCGGCAACAATACCTTTGTTGTTATCATTCGAGAAATACGAGATAGCATCATTAATATTATTACCAATAACATTTTCCGGATTAGAAGCATCGACAATGATAGAACTATTCGGAAGTTGTCGAATAATATTCATCCAAAGATAAATAGTAATCTTAGCTTTCATCCCCAGATGTTTATCATCAACAATACTAATAAACTTCTGCGGGTCACTGTCAATAAGTTCAAGAAGAACAGATTGCTTATCATCAACAGTCATTGCCATAAATTCCGAATAATCACCTACGTTACCTGTCGATACAACAACGTTGTCAATAAGTGCGCTATTCGGATTATTAATAAGTTCTGTATATTTCTTGAGAGCATCAGTGCGAAGTTTCGTCCGAGCAGCTTTGAGTGCTTTACGCTCACTATCCGAAGTAAGATAAAATTGAATATTGACGCTTTTATTAATGTCTTCAACCTTATTAGCAACTTTACTACTTAAAAGGCAATATCTCCAACTAATATAATCGGGAATATTAACAAAAGTAACATACTTATAAAGTTCCGTTTCATCAAGTTCCTTAATCCGTTTCAGAACAATAGCTTCAAGTTCCGAACCAGTTTCATTCTTAATCTTATCAGCTTTTTTAAGTTTACCAATAAGTTCGTCGATATTACTTTTCAGAGCAGGATTACCTAAATCTAAAACGTAAGAAGTATCGAACTCTAAGCCATGAACAGGAATCTCAAGAAGAAAATCATTTAAGTATGTAGTGATTCGTTCTTGCCAAGAACTATCAATAGGAGATACACCAACAACAGTAGGAAGAAGAACTCGCATTTCCTCACTACGGCTCAGCAATTCATTAACAGGACGAATAGCAGAACCAAGACGAAGAAAATCAGTTTTGAAAGCATCTTTATTCCGAAGTTCAAAAGAAGAAGGATTGTTCCTCCATTCAATACGAACTGAACGATTAACTTTAATCATATTTTTAACATTTTAAGTTATTCAATCTTTTATATGTTAATGAGTAGTAATAACCTTTCGATTATTACTACTCAAATTGGGTGTTTAGTTCAGAGCTAAATCAAGCCAGAACGAAGTAGTAGGATTATCAATATTGATACCCTGCGAACCAAGAACTTCATAAGAAGCAATATCCTTCGTATCCGACAGTTGAGTACCACTTGCAAGTCCCCACGAAGCAGGCAGTTCAGCCATACCTTTATAGACACCTACTTTATACTCACGACCCTCTTCACAAACAAACTTAATATTACGCTCACCATTCGAACCCATAGTATGGTCAAGGAATACAGCACTATAAGAAGTAATAGGCAGACCTTGATACATATTACCGGCTTCACGATCACGACGAGCACGAATACCGTGGTCGAACATATCAACAATCTTAACAGTAAGAATCTTACCATTAAACATCTTATAACGGTTAAAATACTTACCATAAGACATCATCTCACCATCACTCTTAATCTCATTATCACCAAGAGTTACAAAGTAATTCTTAAGACGAGCATCATAGTAGATAGCATCATTGAACATTCGTGCGAAACCTTTACCGCAATAAAGAACAAGTTCCTCAACGGTAGAATCAATACGATTGTCAAAGATACGAGTGATGATACGGTCGAAACGATTAAGTGTCAGAACAGAATACGTTTCATAATTACCAACGGCCTTGAGAATATCAAGAACACCAGCACCACGAGGAATTGCCTCACCAGTCTTCTCATCCTTTAAGTGGATAATACCATTCGAATCGCGGTTGTATTCCGAGAACCACAAGTCCTCTTCGAGCATCTCGCGTCGCATGATTTCCCACATCTTCATTTCGTAAGGCATCCAAAGACTACGCTCACCACCAGATGCAGTATCAAAGGCAATATTAACAACCTTATTACCCATATTACCAGCAATCTCTTTCGAGAAACGATAGTAACCATACTGGTTGGTTGCCTTGCTGAACGACTGATTATTCGAGCGGTTTCCGTCAGACTTGCTACCCGGAATAGTCGAAGCACCTAATGCCCAAATAGCACCACTAATGAAGTCTTTTGCAACAGCATCAGCCGAGATAGGAGCACCTGACATATTGGTAAAACGATAAACGTATCCACCAGTCGAAGTAGCAATACCCTCATTCTGAATACGCCATTGCATACCCGAAGGAGCAATAGCCGTGTGCTGATAAATAAACCAATTATCCTCCATTTCAACCTCAACAGTTCCATAAGGCTGAATAGCAGTTTTATCAGATACCAGCTTTTTCAGACGAGAAGTAACACGCTGACGAGGAGCAATTTCCCAAGTATATTGAGTATCACCACCATTCAGCTTAACTTTTGTTGTAACAGCACCCTGACCCTCAGTAAGAGTAAGAAGAGGATACTTGTCACTATCCTTACCCCAAAGATAAGTAAGATTACGATTAAGTTTAACAGGGTCAATCAAATCAAAATTCAGAAGCATATTAGCATCTGTATATTGATTCGAGTCAAATTTTACAGTTCCAATTTCACGCATTGTAAATTAGATTTTTGGTTAAGTTATTATTATAAGGCAAGAACATTTGCTTTATTTAATAGGTAAAACAATTTTATCATCCTTTGCAGTCTTTTGAACTCTGGGATTACCATTGTTTTTACCAGTCTTACTTGCTAATGAACGAAGACGTTTAACTTCTTTTTTAGCAAGTTCAGCTTTAATCAGTTGGTCAACTCCACCGTCAAGATTCATAATAAATCGCATAGCCAATTCAGCAGGATTAGAAAGACGATTAATCTCATCAATTTGTGCTTGACTATAAACCATTCCATTAATTTCTTGAACAGGACGAGAGAAATAATCAAATAACTCTTGACGAGAAACAAGTTTCTCACCATCAGTTGTTTTAATTCTCAGACCTTCTTTCGGAAGAGCATATTCTCCAATCTGACCTTTAACAACAATTAAATCATAAAGACTACCCGGTGCATTATGAACTTTGACAGTACCGTCATCTTCATACGAAACACCAAAGTATTTAATTTCCTTTTCAAGTTCAGCCTGCATTTCTTTGGCCTCACGTTCACGAATTGCTTTAATCTCACTCTCTTGAGTTTTACGCAACCAATTAAGACTTTCAGTTGCATCATCTTTAAGAGTGTTATTTGCTTTTGCAAACTCAACAATTCGTTTGGCACGTTCCGGAGAAGTACCTTTTTGAATTTCAGCTTTATAGATTAAATCAGCAAGTAAGTTATCATCATCTTTGATTTCAACTTTACTATAATCTACATTTGCCGAATAACCTTCGATTGTACCGAACTTATTCTTATATTCAACAAGAGCTGCAATATCAGGATTGTTAGCTAAAAACTCGTTAAAACCTTTTGCAAAACCCTCTCGTTCACCAAGAGCTTTTACAGCAGCTTCACGTTTAGCAAAACCCTCAATCGTAGGTTCAAACTTAACAGGTTCACCTTTCTCATCTTTAATAACAATGCCACTTGCTTTTGAAATAGCTTCGATATAATCACCGTCTAATTCATTAGCACCTTCATCAGACATTGCATCAATTTGTTCTTTTGTGAACTTAATTTCACCGTTATCATCTACGGCGTTTCCGTTATCATCAAGTGTGTAAAGAGTACCATCAATTTCTACTTGTTCCGGTTCAGTTTCTTCTTCACCATTACCAGTAGAACCACCCTTATCACCTTCTTCTTCAGCTTTCTTACGAGCAGCTTCCTCTTCAGCTTTACGTCGTTCTTCAGCTTCTTGAGCTTCTTTAGCTTCCTTAGCTTTACGTTCTTCTAATTCTTTACGAAGACGTTCTTGTTTTTGCTCCTGAGTTTCATCATCAGGTATAACAACTTTTTCAACAGCCATATTAGTATTTATTTATAGTTGAATATTATTACATGAACAAAGATATACTATATATAATATAT